GTAAGGACTAGCCATGAGGCCTCATCGCTATCTCCGAAAATTTCGGAGACCGATTAAGGCCCACACCAACAGTTATGGTATGCACTTTAACCAAACTCGAAATGTGGGCGTTCATCGGTATTACGATTATACCGGTAAACTCACATCCGAGGAAAGTTATAGTGATCCCGTTAATGCTGGCGGTTCTGTTCGATACTTTCATACGATAAATCCTAAAACAGTTGTACAGGGTGTTCCTGATTTCAGGAGCCCTGCGCAATATGTTAGGTCTACGTATGTGCAGTCCCACCCTCCCGGTCGCGTCTCTTACTATGATAGTAGAGATGTCCTCCGCGAGGAACGTGTCGGCCAATGTCCTTACGACATTGGCTATTTAGGCCCTCATATCTCGAATGGTATCGAGATTATCCGCAATCCGAATCTTACAAATCGGTGCGCGGTTGAGTGCCTCAACAAGCTTCCTGACATGAAGGTTTCCCTCGGTCAGAATCTTGCTGAATCACGTGAGACTATTCACCAAGTCACCCACACTGTTGGACGCGTAATTCGCGCGTTCCACAAGCTCCATCGTCGCGATTTCCGCGGGATGGCTTCCGAGCTCGGCGTAGATTTTAAGCGATTAAAATCTGGCGCTTCGCTCGGTGATTGGTGGCTTGAGTATCACTTTGGATGGCAGCCTTTATTGGCTGATATCCATGGTGGTATCGAGCAGGCTCAGAGTGGCTTTCGACATAAGTCTCAAGTCTTCTCTGTGTCCAGAACTGTGACTGAATCAGCATCTGTTGATTCTATCCCTGGCCCGATCGTCTGGTCGACGATTAAGGTCACTGGACAGTCTTTCCGATCTTGTCGAATGAAAATATATGCTAAGATTTCTAACGAAACCTTAGCGAATGCTGCTTCCATAGGACTTCTAAATCCTGCGCAAGTAGCTTGGGAACTAGTTCCCTATTCATTCGTCGTTGATTGGTTCCTGCCGGTAGGTAGTTTCTTAGAAACTTTAACCGACACTGCAGGGCTGACGTTTGTATCTGGTGTGCAGACGTATCGGGTTGTAAGCCAATTCCAATCCGAATTCACACCTCCATCCTATAGCTGGCCAAAGTGGTCGGGATCCTTCTCGGCTACTAATCACATAAAAGCGATTCAGCGGCAAGCCCTTGGTGGTTGGCCTGCTCCTTTGCCTTATGTGAAGAACCCGCTATCAACCATCCATGTCGCCTCAGGGCTAGCCCTGATCCGACAGCTGGTTGCCAATCGTTGGCGCCGGTAAATCACTCGAACTGGAGAAGTAATGCCCCAGCTTCAGAATGTGGTCCTGAAGGACCGTCAGGCCACGCCTGCTGATCACACTTTCACTCCATTGGATATTTCCAATGGTGTTGGAACAGTGGTTGAGAGTTCCGGTGTCCCCGTTGGTCAGAATCGACTCACCATCTCTCAGCGTTCTTCTGCCGGAAAGTTCCGGCCGAGTCTGCGCCTTGCTCTGCCTGTTGTCCAGACACAAACGATTAATGGGGTTGCTACCCCTGTCGTTGTGCGGACGGCATACGTCGAAGTGAATTTCACTTTCGATGCTACGAGCACTTTCGATGAACGGAATAACCTTGTTGGTCTCCTGAGCTCTGCTCTCGATCCTTCCAAGGCTCTGATTAACGACACTGTCGTTAATCTACAGGGAGTTTACTAATATGCGGATAGCATCCGCTATATTATCCTTCCTGTCGTCCATCGGACCGCTTATCATTGACTTGATAAAGTCTTTGAAAGCGAAGTGAGTTTTGATTCTATAACCATAAGGGGATACCCTATGAAAGGCCAGCGACATCATAAGATGCGTATTGACCTTCCTTCGACTCTCAACTCCGAGATCCTCTGCGATTTAAAGTCTGCACTTGACTCATCATCAGGTGTAGACGTGCAGTATCTTCAGGAACATTACTTATCAAAGTATGTTTCCGAAGAAACGGATCCTCCCGAGTTGCGCCGTTCGCGAGCAATTGAAAAATTCCTTGCGACGGATTCACTCAATGGGGACACGAACCATCGACTTCTTTTCTCCGACAACCATGACAAGATCATTGGTATTGGATTTAAGACGTTCATGGATCGTGTTCGGATGATAATCCGGTCTACGATCGGTGCTACCCCACCAGAGGATATCCTATTTGGGACATTCTCCGGGGGTGCATCGACTTCGAGATCGCGGTTGGCGTCTTTGCCTGCGATGAAATTCGAAGGACAAGCAGACGTTACTCGTGCTTGCTTAGCGAACTTCATATCCGAAGCTCCTAAGTACGTACATTGGACTCCTCTCCGCGACTTTCGGGTCGTGGAGGGTGCTGTCCTCTTTACGGTACCTAAGAAGTCTGACATAGATCGAGTTGCTTGTAAAGAACCCGATCTTAACATGTG